CGTGTCGGGGCTCTCGTAGAGAACCTGGATGGGCGGGTTGGTCGTGCCGTCATCGAAGGTGGTGAAGTTGATCGTGTTGGGCACCACACCGGGTGAATCCACAGAGACCGATCCGGTGTCGAACTTCACCGCCGGCAGGATGACCGAGAACTTGGTCGGTCCGGTTGCGGGGGCGACGGTCGAGCCGGTGAAGACGATCTCCAATGTGGTCTGTGCCCCCGCCTTGAACACGTCGTAGAGCTGTGCCTTGTCGGCAAACTCGGTGGTGAGTGTGCCGGTCAGGTCACGCCAGTCGTTCTCCAGTTGTTCGGACTTGATCCCCGAGGTACCCAGGAAGTACCGGTCTGTGGCCATCGGGTTGGTGCCCTTGAGGGAGAACCCCCGCGCGGCTTTCAGGGCCACGCCGGAGGCCACTGTGGTCAGGCCGGCCGTGGTGGTGGCGACGCCGCCGATCTTGGCAAGACCCACCTGTCCAAAGTGGAACATCTCCGGTAGCGCGTAGGAGGCCACTGCCAGCGCGACCGAGTCCAGCTCCTCCCAGCCGTCCACCGACAGTTTGGCGTTGAGGAACCCGCCGACCTGACAGGACAGTTCCCACTCAGGAATCTTGCAGCCCCGGTGGGTGAACGCCTTGACCACACCGTCGGTCTGGGGGACTCCGGTTTGGATGGTCAGGGACTTGCCGAGCAGATCTCCGGGGGTGTGGATCTGGCGCCAGATGCCGGTAGCACCGACCTGCAACGGTGCCGGCACGTTGCCGAGCATGTGCTTGAGCCACAGTCCCCACCCGACGGTCGGCACGTCCATGTCGATAGGACCCGCCGACTGCTGGGTCACGATCACCGACCGGGAGGCGCGCGGGTAACGACCGCCGCCGCGGATGCCGGTGGAAGCGATGCGATTGTTCGCCCTCTTGAGTTCGGCGGAATTGAACTCGGAGAACCGGGTCACGGTCACGTTGGTACCGACCGTCACCTCATCAGCCAGGCCTAGCTGTCCTTTAAGGCCGGTGGACATGTCTCACTCACCCCTTCTCACTTGTCGCCAATTGGCGACAACTGGGCCGCGAGCAGCTCGGCCTGCTGGGCCAAACGTGCCTTGGTGTGCGCTGCCTCGATCTTGGCGAGCGCGGCAGCCTCGGCCTTGGCCGGGTCAACTTTCTTGGCGTCGTCCTCGACCCTCTGTGCCTTGGCCTTGCCGATCGGTCCAATGTCGAGGATCTCCCAGTCGGTGGCCGGCCAGTCGAACCGGTCCGGATCACCGAAGACATCCGGCAGCTCGATCACGTCTCCATCCTGGATATACATGCCCAGGATCGGAACCCAGACCGCGGCCGGTGAACCGTCCGGGGTTTCCGGCAGGTTGTGATTGCTCTTGACCTTCACACCGATCAACCCCTTTAGGTGAGCTGTGCTTCTGCATGGACAGTGAACGCCATCCGACCCTGGAAGCCAGAGCCAGTCCACAAAGGCGTGTAGCCACCAGCCTGCATCTCCATGTGCATGACCAAGCCATCTGCCATGAAGTTGACGCGTATCAGTTCGGCGATGACATCGAGCAGAGCGTAGACCCTGGTACGCACGTTGTTGGCGATAGAGAAATTCTGGGCCAGGATGATGCACTCGATCCAGATCTCCTCATCACGTCGGCCACCACCCAGGGATCCCCATTCCTGGGTGAACCGTACGGCGTTGTCCTGTTCGGCCTGATCGTCCAATGCCCCGACCGATACCAGTACCGCGTCGGTGACGCTGCCCTCCGGTGGACCTTCCAGGATCAAGGTCTTGGCCAGTGGCTTGTTGATTGTGGACCCGAGGTCGGCCAGCGTGGAGGAACCGCGGAACAGGACCAGCAGGTAGTCGAGCAGAGCATCGGACTTCGTGACGGTGGGCATTACCACACCACTCCCGGCATCATGTAGGCGGACAGGAGTTCGCTGGCTCTGATCGGGATGGCAAAGGGCGCTCCCGGGATCCTGGTTTCCTCGGCCACACTGGAGAAGTCCCCGCGTGCCATGCCGCCCTGGGTCAACCACAGGTGTTGGATAATCAGCATCCCACCAAGCTTGATCGAGTACGGCAGCACCGCATAGCCATGCTTATAGGTCAGTCGGTACAACCCGGTGGCGCTCTTGACGTCGACCGCAAACCCGATCTGCTGATCAACCAGTTGCACTGTCCTCAAGCGATAGTCGGTAGCTGGCAGCGCGGCACCGAGCACTGTGGACCAGGAGTCCTTGATCTGCTGTACCGCCGTGATCTCACGGACGGCACGGCCGGCCAGCATGGCGAAACCGCCCGCCAGCTCGACATCCTCGGTGATTCCGGAGTACAACCCGGGCGGACCGACCGCCCAGGTGATGTAATCGGTGGCAGCCTCCAGGTATTCACGAATCTCCGGATCGTCGTTGGTGTCCTGACGGTTGACCTGCTCCCGTGCCTCGCCCAGCGAACACACCAGGGCGCGCTGTTTGACCACTGTGAACTGATCGGTGATGACCGCGGTGATCGTGCCCGAGGCCGTCCACTTCACTAGATAGATTCCGTCACCGGCCACGGTAGGAATGTCGGCATGGTAGGCACCGGAATTAGTCCCACCGTCGTGTGTGGCCGCACCGTCGAAGATGGTCGCACCGTCACGAGTGATCTTCACGTTCACGGTGGCGTCGATGGTATTGCCGTCCTTGTCCCGTAGGACGGTCTTCACCGTGACGAGCTGGCCGATGTCGTAGGCACTCATTGGCCGAACCTCCCGCTCGTCACATCCGGGTCCATTGTGGCCCCGACGGTAGACCCCGTGCCCGCACCGGCCCTGGTCTCGGCATCCGCAAGGGCGGCCGTCGTCGCACCGGTTCCGCCACCACTCGACACGCTATCGCTAAAGAACCCGGGTGCGCTCTGCACTGGGGGCGGGCCGATTCGGACGACGTTCCACGACCGGTGGCCGAGCAGGTAGAGCGCCACCATCCGGGCGGATCGGACAACGCCCTGTAGCCACGCTGGGGACGCCTGTGGCGCCTCTGGCGACCGTACTGGCTGGGAGGTACCGGACCGGGTGTGATAGACGCTCTGGCGGCGCCGGTGAGGCCCGCGCGAAGCATCTGGGACCGCGGCATGACCCGTCGGTGGCGCAGTAGGCCCACTCGGCTTGCAGGACAGCAGCCGAGCCATCCTGTGTCCGGACACCACGGCAACCAGTACAGGCGATTCGGGTGGAGCCACGACCGGTAGCACCGCGACGGGGGCGACGCTGCGACGTAGCAGAGCGGGACGGGTACGCCGATGAACGGCAGCCGGGACCAGTTCAACCGGGGGCGGGGGCTCGGTCGGCACTGGTACTGGCGATGACGGGCCGACACGGCGCCACCAGGCCAACGGCAACCTACCGCGATGATAGGCGATTGGCGATGCTCCACTAGCGACAACCGGCATAGCGCCACCTCGACCCCGACGCCAGGTCGGCAGCCGGGTAGGCGTCGGGCGGTAAGCGGCCGGGGCCAGTTCGACCGGGGGCGGAGGGGTGACGACGCTGGGCACAACGGCACGCGCCCGGCCTCGCTCGACCACGGCCAGGCGAGGTGCCCGCCGGTCCATCCGGGACAGTGCCGCCGTGTTGTCCTGCGGAGGCGCCACGGCCTCCTGCGTGAAAGGCACCTGTTCACGACGCCACGGCGCCGGCAGGTAGAACTTGCGTGACCGGAACGCCGGGATGGCTGCCGCATCCAACCGGTGAAACACCAGGTTCTGACTGAACTCCATCCACGCCACGGTGCCAGTCGTGTCCCCGTTGGCGTTCAGGTGGTCGGTGCCGGTCCCGCCGAGTATCACTTCCCACTGTGGAGTGGTCCCGGTCGATGATTCCCCGTAGCCGATCTCCAAGACGATGATGTCCCCGTCGAACGCGTTGACTGTGCCAACCGCGCCAGCGGTCACGTGCTGCTGGCCGGTGACCGTAGCCAACAGTTCCGTTGTGGACGCCGATGCCGTGGTGGCGATGATCGTTCCCCGCGTGGTGACACCGTCACCGGACATGACCCGCAGCGAACGCCACCGTTTGTTGATGTTGTCGGCCAGGTCCAGTTCCCGCCCACGCGACACGATCTCATACGTTCCGGTGATGGTCTGGGCGCCGAGCAACGGAGGTGACTGGAGCTGGGCGGCGAGAGCGTTGGCATTGGTCAGGCCAGTCAGTGTCCCGGATCTGGTCTCGACAGTCGCATCCTTGGCCAGCGACATGAGACGCCGGACCGCCTGCGTGGTATCGGTCCATCCGGTAAGGAACGCCGGGAGGACAGACGGCGCCGTACCCGCTACGTAGTACAACCGGGTGGCCATCGCTCACCTCCCCTTATACGGTCTACTCCTCCCATTCCAGCGAAAGCGTGAACAGGTGCGAGGCCGGCAAGGCGCTGCCCAGGTTGACGAACGCGATGCCGTTGGCCGTGCCCTGGTCGCAGATCAGTTCTTCCAACAGCTCGTACGGCACGTCATAGGCGGACTGCGTGTTGAACGTCAGGCGCTCCAGCGGGTTGGCACCAATGGTCGGTCCTGTTGTGCCGGCCGCCGCCGCCGTGGTCACATCGACACCGGTAGTGGCCGAGGCAGCCGCACGCGGCTCCATGTTCAGACCGACCACAGTGGTGAAGCCAGTACCGGCGGCACGGACAGACTGGCGGTACAGGGCCACCGTCATCTGCTGCGAGGTGGGCACGGCCGCGCCGGCACGCACGCCGAGGATGGCCCGACGCAGTTTGAAGCTCGCGGCCGCGCCCGCGACACACGCGGCGAAGTAACCGTTGAAGGTGGTGCCGGCCGGAACCCCGGCGAGCTGCGCGGCCTGAGACTCGACCGCCGCCTTGTATCTGCTCATGGTGTCGTCTCCCGCTCGTCTTCATCCCGGATGTGCTCAACTGTCATGACCACTGTGGACAGGTGTGCCCGCAATACAGGCAGTCGTTGCGCCTCCGGAAAGGCCGCGGACAGGTCGCGCTCGATCTTGGTCAACGCCTGCAACGCCGCCCTGGTGATCGCGAGTTTGGACCGTGTGGCCATCACAGCTCAGCCCTTGCGTCCTCGTCAAATCCGGTCACCTCGACCTCGGTGTCCGGTGATATGTCCAATGAGGACATGAACGGGTCCAGCTCGACATCGACCAGGGCGCCGGCCGGGCCAGCGGTGTGCCGCATGACATAGCTGGCGCCTGTTGCCGGCCTGGTCACTTGTACTCGATCCGTTCGCCGCCCAGGTCCAGCGGTTCCATGTCTTCGGTGAGCTGCGGAGCGTCCTCTTCGGCCGGTAGCGGCGCAGCCTTCCTGGCCGCAGCCTTCTTGGCCGGGGACTTACGTTCGGTGACCCGACCTCGACCACCTCGACCACCGGCGCGCCGAGCGGTCTCCACCGGCGCCTCGTCATCCTCGGCCACCTGCCTGGTCACGCCACGCCGGCCGACCGCGTCACGCGCTGTGGCGATGATGCCGCGCCGGCCACGTTCGCGCGCCTGGACATGGGTCTCCACGTCCTCGAAGTGCCGCGGTGCCACCTTCACCGCTTCGTCCTTGTCGGACACGATCTCACCCGACCCGACCACTCGCGGCACGCCCTTGTCGAACATGGCGAACGAGTCAATGCAACGCTTCACAGTAGAACTCTCCCTTAACGCCAGACGCCACGACGCGGGTCACCAAGGATGAACTGTGCGCCGAGGACACCACCCGTGGTGGCACCCGACGTGACCACCACGGCACGAACATACCGCTTCGGTCCGTTGTAGCCCTGCTCGAAGATCACGTCATCGTTGGCTGCCGCGGTGACGATGGCCGCGCCCTGGAGGTGTTCGGCCGCGGCGTTGGCCCACGCCGTGCCGTCGTCGGAGTCCTGAATGGTCAGAGTGTGCACGCCATCGGTCAGGGCTGCGGTCTGCACTACCAGCAGGGCCGCGCGGAACCCACGCGAGGACAGGTTGCGGTCCACTGTGGTGCCGTTGACGGTGCCGTTGGCTCGTAGCGCACTGGCCAGGGTCAGGACCGCGGACAGGGTGCCGTACAGAGACTTGCGCATGGTGCTCCTTCCGCTCGGTCCTCGGCGAGTCATCGCCCACGGGCGATGACTCGCCGAGGACCGTCCCGATTAGACGTTGAGCATCCGGAACGCGAGGTCGGACACCGAATCGGCGCCGACCCGGTAGTAGGCATACCAGCCGCGCTGACCGGTCGGCCGGCGGTTGGCACCCACCAGGTGCGGGATGAACTCCACCTGCATGCCGATCCGGTCGGCGATGACATAGTTCTCGAAGTCACCGTAGACCAGCAGGTAGTTGGTACCCGCGGCCACAGTGGAGTCCATGTCCTCGGCCTCAAGCGCCGGCTGACCCAACAGCTCGGCCGGCATGCCGCCGCCGATACGCTCCCACATCTGGGAACCGCCCTGGGTGTCGAACTGACGCACCAGGTTGTAGATGGACCGGTGGCCCAGCCAGTTGGCGTTGAACCGGAACCGCGCCGGCAGCGCACCGTCCACCTTGTAGATGTCGGCAGCGGCGAACACATCGGCCGTGGTCGAGGCAACCTCGGCGCCCGTGCCGGTGAGCGCGGACACGATGCCCCACGGCTGGCCCGTGCCGGTGCCGACGATGAACCCGGCAGCCTCCAGCACGTCACGCCCGAAGGTGAGTAGCCGCGCCACCTCGGCCGCGACGTTGGCCTCGTCCTGGAGCGCCTCGATCGAGATAGGAACGAAGCCGTCAGCCTTGTGGATCTGGATGGTCGGCTGACCCATGGTCGGCGCGTTGTCGCCAGACTCAGAAGCCTCAGCGGCCCATCGCCACGTCACCGCACCGGCGGACACACCGTTCCAGATGTCACCGGTGGCGACTACCTGACGGGCCACCTGCCGGATCTGGTTACGCGAGCCCGCCGAGGTGATGATCACGGTGGGGTCTAGCTGGAACGGAACCAGGTAACCACCACTGGCATCCGTCAGCGACATCGCGCGGTCGACCGCGTCACGCTCCGCGGAGTCCAACATGTACCCGCGACCACGGGCCAACTTGCCCCAACCACGTAGGTACTCCGGCGAGGACGTCGCCAGTACCATCCGGGCGATCGTGGCGTCCTTGTCCTCGAAGGTCTCCAGGATGGACGTCGCCGCCGCGCGGACCTTGTCCGGCGCGAACGGCATGCGCTCGATGGCGCACTTGGCCCGCTGTGACAGCTCGTGGTTCATCGCATCCCGCGACATCGACATGCGCATGTTGGACAGGTCCCACGGGTTGCGGAACCGTCCACGCTCGACCGAGTCCGGGTTCAGGATCGGGTCCTGGTCGGTGTCCTGGTAGGCGCGGAGGACGGTCTCACCGGGGCCGGCCGGTGAGGAGCCAGGCTCGACATGGCCGCGGTTGAGCGCGTTGTCCATCCTGGTCAGTTCCGCGTCGTGCTCCATCTTGGTCCGGTGCGTGTCCAGCTTGTCGAACTCCTGCACCAGTGAGAGCCAGGTGTGTTCGTCGTCAATGGACATTCCCGAGGTCTGCGCCCGGGTACGGATCCGGTCCATGTCGTCGCGGATGTCCTTCATCCGGTTGACCGTCTGCCGGTGGTTGAGCTGAGTCACGTCACCCGTGGCGCCCGTGCTCGGCTCGATCGTGTCCACCGAAGCGCCGCGGATCTCATAGATCGGCGCACCGTTGCGGCGCCAGCCGATGATCCTCGGCTTAGGCCGGCCGATCGTTACGGTTCGGAGCCCCTCGCTCATAGCGGTCAGCTCTCCTCTCGACACGTTCGAGGTGCCCGTCGAGATCCGACATCTTGTCGTTGAGATCCCGAAGGCTCATGGAGGAACTGACGAGTGACCTGGCGGGTGCCGGCTCCGGCTGTGCGGAGTGGACCGGCTCGGTCGGCTGATCAGCGTTGGTCTTAAGACCGTTCGTCCGGATTGGACGCTCGGTCTTCCGTGCCCGTGCGACTGCAAGCTCATATGTTTGCGGGTCACGCGTGCGCAGACGCTCATAGTATGCATCGGTGTCCGACCGTGCGCTAGAGCGAACTCCTGCGTCAGTGGCCGGGTTGGCAGGGAACGGTGTCGGTCCAAACTCGATCACCCGGGCCTCCTTGATCGTCCTTTCTGGAATGCCCTTCGGGTTGTGGTCAGAGGGGTCTGGCTCGTCGTTCCACTCTTCCTTGACGACCACGAATCGGTGGGAGGCGCCGAACACACCCGCCCGCAGACCAGGCACCAGGTCCTTGTTGTAGCTGGTATTGAACATGGCTCCGGAGTAGAACGGGCCGGTATCGTCTTCGTGCATGTCGTCAATACGCGACAGTGGCTTGTCCCCGATGAACAGATCCATGCCGTGGTCGTACAGCATCCGGATCGAGTCCTTGCCCTCTTTCATGGTCTTCTTGAACGTGCCGCGCGCCGTGGTCTCCAGGAAGTGACCCTCGAACCACGAGTCGATCTCATACCAGTCGTTGAACGTGGCGAAGTGTCCAAACAGGTCAAGACCCAGAAAGTCCGGGTCAGTGCCATCGTCGGTTGTGGACCCGTCCCCGTCGGCCCGCAGCTCGACCCGCCACGGCACGGTACGCACGATCTCAAGCCCCTGTAGCGTTTCCACCGTCGCCACCTCCATCATCACCGACCGGCAGTGCCGCCGGCTCGGCCTCGGTCAATTCCAGCGGTGCCGGCACTGTCAGATTGCCGCCAGCGTCGTTGATGATCTCCCGGGCCTCATCCTTGGTCAGAACCTTAGCGGTCACTCCCAAGTAGACCTTCTGGACCACCTCGGCCACCTGCCGAGCTGCCTTCTTGGCCTCTGCCTCGGGGTCACTCGCGGTGTCCTGCAATTGCACCGACAACT